CGCCGCGGTGAACAACTTCGGATCGGCGGATGGGCATATCCCTGCGAGGCCGTTCCTTGAGCCTGCAATCACGAAGGGCGCGCCTCAGTACCAGCGCCTCGCCGAGATAATGATTCCAAAGGTGCTTTCCGGCTCCATGGCCATGACAACCCTGCTTGAACAGATGGGCAGCCTGGCCGAAGGGCACGTCAAACAAGAGATAACCGAGCTGGACACGCCACCAAACGCACAGTCAACCATCGACAGAAAGGGCTCAAGTAGCCCACTGATCGACACCGGGGCGCTGCGCCAATCCATTCGCTACGTCATCGACGACAGCGGCGAACCAATAGACGAGGGGCTGCGATGAAAGTCAAAATTGGCGACATCTGGATCTCTGCCGATGAGCAGCCCATTTCGGTTCAGTTCGAGGATTGGGAGCTTGAAGAAATCAAGCTCATGACTCGCGAAACATCGCCAAACCTTCGATTCACTATCGGGGATATGGAGCCTGACGAACTTCTAGCATGGGCGAGAGCGTAATGGGCTTGAACATGCGCGGCCACGTCTCTGGCCCATTCATCACGCACCCGGGTGTCGTCCTGAATCGCTACACCAGCGAGATCATCGACTTCGAGCCGGCCATCACCCTGAGCTACACCGACAGCTTCAACGCCAATGTGCAGCCGGTCAGCGACAAGGAGATCGAATTCCTGCAGATCGGCGCCGAGCGCATCAACGACGTTCGGGTGATCCATCGCAACGACGGCAAGGGTATCGAGGTTTCGGTCCCTGGTCAGCTCGCTGACATCTTGGTGTTCGCTGAGACGCCCGACAAGGCTCCGACCTGGTGGAAGTCCATCGCGACCGACTTCAGGCCATGGCACAACTTCTGCCGCGCGGTGGTGGCCAAGCTTGACCCTGCCGAGATAGCCAGCCTGGAGGCGCATACAGATGCTTGACTCCAAAGCGCTATCCAAGGCGGTTTGCCGGATTGTCGTGGTTGTTACTGGCCTGCCGGCCGACAAGGTGATCCTTGCGGACAACAACACCGCTGCCCCTTCTGGCAGCTACTGCGCCGTACGACTGCAAAACCCTGAGCAATGGGGTCAGGCGCTCAACTCGCAAACAAACGCACCTGCTCAGGATGATCCTCAGTACGAGGACATCATCGCCAAGGTGGCTACCCAGTTCACGCTCGGGTTCAGCATCAACTTCTACAGGGCCGGCGCCGTGATGTATGCCGCAGCCCTGTGCGAGGCGAATAAGCGAGAGCCGGTGAAGACCATCCTGCGCACCGCAAAGCTTGGCTGGTCCCGCGTGTCACCGATCAACAACCTGACCGGCCTATATCAGGCTGCCATGGAAGAGCGATCCCAGCTCACCCTCTACCTGTATGGCGAATCCATCGCCGAGGACCGCGTGCAGCGGATCTATCGCGCGGGCTTCTCCGTGCAAACCGAACAATCTGGCGCTGTGGCGCAAGGGGAAGTAAATGGCTTATCCGGCTGAAAGCATCATCAACATTACTACGCTGATCAACTCGGCCGGGCTTGGGACATCCAATTTCGGCGCGGGTATGGTCTTTGCCGACTTCGACTCGTCGAGTGACGCGACCTTTGCTGAAGGTTCGTTTCGCGACTACGGCTCGCCATCGCAAGTTGCAGCCCACTTCAACATCGCCTCTGACCCTTACGCCGCCGCGCTGGCCTGGTTCTCGGCAGTGCCAAAACCCAAGACCCTGCGCATCTATCTGCGTATCGAAGAAGACACCCCAGTCGAGTCCCTTAATGACGCGATCAACAAGGGCATCTGGTTCTTCTGGTACGAATTTGAAACCTCTATCCGCGCTGTCGATGCTGACGTGCTGGCCCTGGGTGCTGCTGGCGATGCCGCCGGCAAGTTCTTCGCCTACACCACCAACCAGTCGACCGTACGCGATCCAGCGGTAACCACTGATATCGTCAGCAAAGCCGTGACCCAGGGTTCCCGTCTGATGTTCCTGGCCAGCCATGCGACCGAGCTGTACGAAGGCTTCGAAATTGCCGCAGTGTTCAGCCGCGTCAACTTCAATGCGGCCAACTCGACCATCACCGGCGAGTATAAAAAGCTTCCGGGTATCGACGCCGAAAGCCTGACCCCTACCGCATACGGCGCAATGAAGGCCAAGGGCGCAGTGTTCTACACCGTCGTCGAGACTGGCGGCGAGCGCGACAATGGCCGGATCATCAACTCGAAGACTACGTCGACCTTCGGCGAATACATCGACGACGTGTTCAACCTTGAAGCCTTCAAAAACTTCATGAACGTTGCGCTGTACAACGCGCTGACCAAGGTTCCGACCAAACTGCGCCAGACCCTTGCTGGCCAGCAGACCCTGATCGATGCTGCTGCTCAGGTTGGCGAGAAGTTCATCAGTAACGGCTACCTGGGCGAGCGCCTCTACACCGACGACGAAACCGGCGAAGAGAAGCTGAGTCGCGGTTACGAGATTCTGACCAAGGCCGAAGACATCCTGCAGATCTCCGATGCGGAGCGTGCTGCTCGCGGTGCCGCTCCAATCAGAATGCGGATCTTCCGTGCAGGCGCCATCCACACCGTCGACCTGACGGCCAACGTTGAATAAGGGGCGCTAGAACATGGCACTTTCAGATCTTTCTGTAGAAAACACGATTCACGTAGTCACCGGCGTCGGCGTGATGGATGACTGGGGTCGAACCGACCCTCCATTCACTGTCGAGGTCATCGATGATCAGGCCATTCTCAGCCGAGGGCTTGGCGGTAATGCTGTGCGATTCCATCGCAAGAACCCTGGCATTCGAGTCACCTACAACCTCATGCCGGGCAGTCCTCAGGCGCTTGCCTTGCAGGCCCTTATCAACGCCAAGACAGAGGTGAGTGGATCTTATGCCTCGGTCGCTGGCCTTGAGGGCGCTGTTTACTCTGAGGGTGTCATCACTCGCGGCAAGTCGATGGCGCGCGGCGGTCCCGGCATGAATGACGCAACCTTCGTGATGGAATTCAACAAAGGCGTGATTGTATGAGTCAGGCAGAGGCCTATATCCGCACCATCGAGCATGAGGGTGTGACCTATCGCTTTGCTATGCCCAGCGCCGAGAAGCAGCGCGCCGTGCTGTTCAGGCTGGGCAAGTACGGCGTCGAGCCGATGATTCGCGGTCTGGCGCTTGCCGAGGTTGGGGCCGCTTCGTCCTTCATGGTCGCCGGCGGCATTGTCGGCACCATGCTCGCCCGTATGCCCGAAGACGACTTCAACTTCGTCTGCGACTCCATGCTGGGCAAGCTGTTCAAGGAAGGCTCGACCACTCCGCTGACCATGGAAGACTTCTCGGGCCGCCTGAAGACCTACTTCACTATCGTGGTGTTGGCCCTCGGGATTGTCTTCGAGGATTTTTCCGGACTCCTGACCCTCTTCCAGAAATCTACCGCTTCAGCCGAGGCGGTGGATACGAGTCAGGAGCCAACCTAAACCCGGCGGTCGACTGGGAGCTATGGCGGCCATGTACCGGAATCCCCGGCATGTGCCCGCCGCTGTGCACCTACAAAGACCTCACCGACGGCACCTATTCGCTCGGATGGGTAAAGCGGGCGAACTTGGTCATGGATGAAATGATCTATGCCCGTCTGGCCGAGGCCAATCGACCTAAATAGCCCCTTCATTGGGGCTTTTGCTTTTTAAGGAGTTGGCCGTGAAGGTGCTCGAAAGTTTTTTGATATCGCTCGGCCTGAAGGTTGATAAAAAGTCCTTTGAGGCTGGCGAGAATGCATTCAGCGGCATAACCAAATCGGCCTTGCAGCTCGGCACGGTGCTGGCCAGCAAGCTTGCCATCGACAAAGTGGTTGGCGACTTCAAAAACGCCGGCACCGAACTGAACAACTTCAACAAGCTTACCGGGCTCAGCACTCAGCGTGCGCAAGCGTTCGGCCAGGCATTGAGCGCCCAGGGCGGAAACGCTATGGACGCGCTGGATCAGCTAACAAAGATGCAGGACTTGATGAAGTCCCCTATGACTGGAAATGCCGGGGCGATGGCATGGATGGGCGAGGTCGCAAAGTTCGGACTTGATCCAAATGTCGTGCTGAATGCAAAAAGCACGACCGAAGCATTTGAAAGCATTGCATTTGCTATTGAAAAGATGCCGAAGCTGAAGCAGAGGATGATTGTTAATGCTCTCGGCTTCAATGACGACACTAATCGTATGCTGATGACTGGCGGGAAGAATGTAACCGATCTTCTTGAGCCAATGGGCAAGCTCGGGATCATGACCGAGAAGCAGGTCGAGGATGCCGCTCGCCTGACTCGGGCGACCAGTGCGCTGGATCTGGTCTTCACTGACATCGGCAACACCATTGCCGGCGAATTGGCCCCAGCCTTTGCCGACATGGCCGAGGACTTCGTCGCCTTCTACCGCGACAACAAGGATCTGATCGACTCAGGCCTGAAAGAGTTCTTCGGCGAACTGGCCGACAATATCGAGCTGGTGGCTATTGCCATGACCCTAATGGGTGGCGGTGCCGCGCTCAAGGGGCTGGCTGCTCTTCGTGCCATTGTTGGGTTGGGCGGCGTAGCGGCTGGCACAAGTGCCGTAGCTGCGGGCGGAGCATCGATGCTCGCGGTCGCCGGCGGAAGTGCCGCAGCGCTGCTGTATTCCAGCAGCTTGAATAGCGGCGAAGACACCGAACTGCTGAACAACCGTATGAAGAAGGGTGGCGGGGAGGCGGTCGGAGCAGTCGTGGACTTCTTCATGGCGAAGGGTTGGACTCGCGAGCAGGCCGAAGGGATTGCCGCCAATCTTGAGCAGGAGAGCGGTTTCAAGGCAGATGCAGAGGGTGACGGTGGACAGGCTTATGGCTTGGCTCAGTGGCATCCAGACAGGCAGGCCGAGTTTGCCAAGAAGTATGGCAAGGATATCCGGAAGTCTACCGGGGCCGAACAGCTTGAGTTCATCAACCACGAACTAACGCGAGGCAATGAGCAGTCTGCGGGGAATAGCCTGAAGACCGCTACCAATGCATACGACGCTGCAGCAATCGTCTCCCGTCAGTACGAGCGACCAGGCGTTGACGACATGGCCAAGGATCGAGAGGCAGCCAGCCGCGCAGACAGGGCAGATTCATACAGGTCTCGCACAGCCCCAACAGATCGCCGCGCCCCGCCTAGCGCCTACGACGCCAACTCGGTCGTCGCACCAGCGGCTAGCCCAACTGCGCCTGATCAAGGGATCGTCGCTCCAGGTGATAAGGCCGCGCCCTCATACAGCGACAACCGTCAGTTCCACATCCATGGGGCCGATGTCGGCAAGGTCAAGCAGATCATCAACGAGCAAATGAGCGGATTGACCGAAAAAACGATGCAGGACTTCAGGAGCCCTGAAAAATGAGCCTGATGAGCATCTTTGCAAAGACACTTCCGAAAATTGGCCCGCTGGAGTTTGACGCCAAGCTTGAAGGCTCGACCGATAAGGCGGTGTACCTCACACAGTTCCCGGTCGAATTCGGCGCTAACGGCAACGACCACGCGATCCTACTGCCAAATCGCTATCTGCTGACCGGGGCTGTCTCCAATGCCCCTCTTGGCTTGGACTTGAGCGACATTGGCATGATGGGCGTTGGCGCGGTGGCTACGGCAGTCGGCGGTATTGGCGGGGCGGCGATCAGCGCCGTCTCTGCCTATCTGTTGTCAGGCAGCGATGAGACGAGGGCTTCCACCGCATGGGCATCGTTGACAGCCATCCTTGAGGCTCGCGCCCGCATTGACTTGGATACTGGCAAGGAAATCATGCGCGACATGATGCTGGTACGACTGACTGAGCGCACACGGCCAGAGAACGAGGATGGCCTGGTGTTCGTCGCTGAGCTTCAGCAGGTGCGGATAGTCCGCTCCAAGATCGGCCGGGGTGTCACCTCCGCTGATCAACTGATGAAAAACGACACGGTGACCACCCAGGGTGCGCCAATGGTCAATGCCGGTGACACGTCTGTCGAGGTAATCCAATGAGTCGCTACAAGGTTGCCGTACAGGCCATTCCAGCACAGACGTTCAGCGCTCGACTTGGAAAAAACACCCTGACCATTGAGCTGCAATGGATGGCACGGCTTGAGGTCTTCCGGGTAAACATTGTGAACGCCCTGGGAGTGCCGCTGACCTCTGGCAGATTCTTGTTGCCTGGCGTCGACCTGCTCGCAAACCTCTACCCTCCGCCACAAGTTAGCTATGGCTCCCTGACGATAGAGGGGGATCAGCCGAGCCCGGACAATCTGGGACTAACCAACACACTGGTATGGTCCGATGAGTGATGAATATTATTTGCGTCGATACCGCCTGAAGGTCGGGCGCGGTACGGGTACCAAAATCTTCGAGCTTGTTCCTAGCGGCACCCCTGGGACAAAAAAGGGTGAGTTGGCGCTGATCATTGATGGCCTGCGGATAACTTTTCAGGTAACCCACTTCGCAGGCAACGCCTTCAGCATCGCTGAAATCACGATCTACAACGTGACTCGCGGCAGCACGAACCAGATGCTGGGTGACGGCTCCGAGAAGCGCTATGAGTTCATCTCACTTGAAGCTGGCTATGACAAGGCATTCGGCTCTGTCTTCGCCGGCCAGATCGTCAACGTGCAGCGGGTGCTTGAGGATGGTGGAGCCACTCAGGGCGTGCGTTTCTTCTGTCAGTCGCTGGCCCAGCGCAAAGATCAAGTGCTGATCAATCTGACGCTATCGCCAGAGACGGCCCCGGTCCAGATCATCGAGGAATGCGCAGCGCCCTTCGGGGCTGAGATCCGCTTCTATGGCGACTTCTCTGACCTGCCAAGGCGATCACGCGGTTCTGTCCTTCAGGGGAGTCCGACCGCCTGCCTAAACGAGCTTTCAGCCACCTACGGCTTCAGGTGGATGGTTGAAAACGACGCGATAAAGATAATCAGGAACGGGTTCGCAATGCCTTTCAGTGGATTGGTAATCACGTCAGGCAGCGGCATGATCGGATCACCAGTGGTGAGCGACACCGAGGTAGGCATTCGCTACCTCCTCAACCCCAAGCTCAAGCTTGGTGACACTATCAAGCTTGAATCAATGGCGCCGCGCTTCGAGTTCTCCGGGGCATTCTTCTATGACATCCCCCGCACCATTGGCGAGGGATACTACCAAATCAACTCTCTAGCCTTTGCTGGTGACTCCCATGGCGATCAATGGGAAGCCCAGATCAGTTGCCTGCGCCTCGATGCGGCGGCACAGGCTGGAATTTCCCAAAGGGCTACCCGATGAGTAGTGATCCGCTCGCCTCAAGAACACAGGCGCAGTTCTCCAAGATGCTGCGTGGAATCTTTGGTGAGTACCTGAAGGACAACATGCGCACCAGCGTTCCTGGTCATGTCCTGAGCTTTGATCCGGACACCCAGATGGCAGAAGTGCAGATCGGCCTCATGCTTGAGGATCGTCTGGATAACCAAGAAGCGCGCCGTCCGATCATCTGTGTGCCTGTGCAGTTCTGGGGAGCTTCGGGCGGAACGCTGGAGTGTCGGGTAGGTTCAGGCACAGAGGGTGGCCTGTTCTTCTCTCAAGAGTGCATCGACTCATGGGTCGATCAAGGCGGCGTAGCTGTCAAGTCGGAGACTCGGCGCTTCTCGATCAATGACTGCTACTTCATCCCAGGCATCAGGTCGATCCCTGGCGCGATCACCAACTTCGCGAACGACGGTATCCGCCTGCGCAGTAACGACGGCTCAGCCTACTTCTGGATTCACGACGACAAGACGTTAGAGATCGACGGCGTGTCACTCAACGTCAAGTGTCTGGCCAACTTTGAAAAGCCTGCCAACTTCGAGCAGGCCGTAACCACCATGACCACCATTACCAATCAGGGCGTCAGCATCGGCCTGGAGCACACCCACGGCGGCGTTACGCCTGGAAGTGGAACATCTGGAGTAGTGACGCCATGACGGTACGAAAACTGGACGCAGACGGCGACCTGGCCCTAGGCCCGCAGAAATTCCTGACCGGCTACACCGCCGAGGAAGTCGCGCAGAACGTGGTCACCCGTCTCAAGTTCTTCCTGGGTGAATGGTTCCTCGACACCACGGACGGTACCGACTGGTTTGGCAGCGTGCTCGGCAAGGGTTCGCCCCTCGCTTCTCGCGAGTCGGTGATCCGCCGCCGAATCCTGCTGACCCCAGGATGCGCAGGCATGACGGCCTTCAGCGTGACCACGGACATCGCTACGCGGACGCTCACAGTGAGCGCCT